TCATTTATTGGCATTCTCTTTATTTGCGCGAAATGTGCCATCCTTGTGCCACTTTGATTTTTCCGAGATAATATTGTCCCATGTGTTTGCTATTCTTTTATCGGCAGATTGTATGGATTCCGCGTATACCCTTAATATCATTGTCGGGTCTGAATGTCCAAAGCGTTTTGCTAAGTTGCGGACATCTGCTCCATTGGCTATTGCCAGCGTCGCCGAAGTGTGCCGCAGCCCTTTGAAGGTCACATCAGGAAGCTTATACTTCTTTCTAAGTTTTCGCCAGTAAGACGTAATACTGTCTGGATTCAAAGGCGATCCGTCATATTGATTCCAGATATATTCGTTATCAAAATTCTGAATCCTATTTCGTAAAGAGTCGCAATACTTCAAGGTATCCGTGTCGATGACTTGTGCGCTCAATAAGCGCTTTAATCTTCTCATCATGGCTTTTCTGGCGCTTTCCTTCCAATTCAGTAATAACGCCAATGAAATGTCGGACACGGCTATTGTTCGAATGGACGTTTCTGTTTTTGTCGTATCAACAATCAAAGGTTTTTTGGGTATATAGATTATCGCCCTTTGAATGCTGACGGTTTTCTTATTAAAATTGATATCTGACCATTTAAGCCCTGCAATTTCCTCACGCCTCATTCCGCTTGAAACAGCCAGCATACATAAGGTCTGCCACTTTAACGGCTCTTTTGCAAGCGCTTCAAAAAGAACATCAATGTTCTCATCATCAAAAGCATCGGGTATTGACTTCGGAGTCTTCGGCGCTTTGATACTTTGCATAGGATTAGACTTAACTATTTTATAAGAGACCCCAAAATTAAAAACCGCCTTTAAAGCGCGATGATAATGCTTTAAAGATGCGGCTGATACCCCTCCGGAGTAGTTCCCGAATTTTGAATCCGGGTTTTTCAAGGCCGTATAGAAATTACTGATATTCAGTGGTTGTATAGCAGATGCTTGCATATGGCCGAGCGCCGGGAGGATTCTAAAGCTTAAATTTTTATACCACTCTTTTGTTTTTTGAGAATCATTCAGTTCAACATGATCCTTTAAATAGAGCTCCCAAAGCTGCTTGAACGACATGTTCCTTGGCAGTGGGAGCTCATCTTTCAAGACTTCCTTCTCAAAGGACTTGAGCTGCTTTTCAGCGGCTTTTTCATCCTTTACATACACGGTTTTTGAATATCGGAGACGTTTGCCGTCCGCGCCTCGCCCCGCTGATACCCATATGCGATATTTGCCCTCAGATACTTTTTGTACTGGCATATGACCACTCCTTTGCTGTTTAAATTATACTGCACTTACATCCAATGGCTTGAACTTAATTATATATCCCTTATAGTAAACATCAAGTCCATATTGCTCTGAATAGAGAGTTAATGTCTGGTCAATAAATTCCTCGGTGACATCCAGATATTCCGCCAACTCAAAGCGATTCCTTACTCCTTCATTCTTTGCCTTAATCAGCTTGTCGAAGGGAATAAGGCGCTTGGCGGCATATAGTTTTGCCTTTCTTTCATATCTGTTTTGAAGCGTCTTTGAGGAAGAAACTAAATTTACAGGGACAGTAAAATGGTGCCCGAGTTCCTCCGCTAACGTACATGTTTTCTGTGCGGTTGTCCCAAGGCTACTGCTCAAGGTTATGGTCTTTATTCTGTAATGTTTATTTGAATAATATAAACCAGATACTTTTTTGGGGAGACGCCGGGTCAGCAATGAAATGCGATGCCTATATGCGATACGCTCCAATCGTTCATATTCACTTAACAAGGGAAACACCTCTTCTGCAACTTAATCTAGCAGATTAAATTGTAGTCCTCAATGTGTCCAAAAATACGGACACCTACTAGTATTTAGTCTAATTATATAATGGTAAAACAGGTACTATATACATTAACATTAATAATATTATATTCCATTTGAGAGCGCAATATCTTTTGGTCAACTCTATTTTATCTAAAACTTGATATGAACTGGTAATATTACTATAATAATAACTAACTCTATATTTTTATTCTATTAATGGGGGTTCATACCATGAAAAAGATAACTCTACTTCTATTATCCTTTATTATGCTTTTAGGAGCAACAGCCTGCGCCGCGCCCGCCGCTGAAACCGCGCCGAGCGAAACGCCTGCACCCATAGTGAGTGAGACCGCTACGCCGTCGCCTACGGCAGAGCCCACTCCAACACCAGAGCCGACTATGTCGCCTGAGGAGATTGAGCAATCAGAGAACATGGCGGAATACGAGAAATATAAGATGTATTACAAGACTTATGGCGATGATTTTGCTTTGCTGTTTATAAAAGATATGGTGGATGAAGGTAAAATAACAGCGGATATGCTTGATAACATTAATGGTACGCTCGGGACTTTTACTGATGAAGAAACTTGGAACTCATATTTTGCTGTATATAGGGAGTACGTTGCAATCTTGTATGGCGAAATGGAAGAAATGTATCCTGAAGGATTTAATGCTGTGGATGCAAGTCTGGTTGAATCATCTGACCAAGGGATCCTGCGTGTTACGTGGCTGGAGACTGATGAAGAAAGAGAGAGATTAATTGATGCAGTAGATGCCATAAATCAATGGCATGAAAACCCTACGGATGAAAACAGAGTAAAAATGGAGGATGCTTACTTCTCTGATGATTTGACTTTAGCAGAAGATGAAATATTGTTTAATTGGATGTTAAGTAGACTTATTGATGTTCGCGAAGTTTGCGTAGAAAATGAGATGTTTGCGCTGAATAATTATATAAATCTTGAGATTAATAGATATGATACATCGATAGGACAGAAACATTATGAATCTATACAAAAAATTATCGAAATGAACAACACTCCCAACTCCGAAAAAGAATGGCTGACCGAAAGCGAGGACGATTGACCGATGAAAAAGCTAATCTGTTTATTATTATGCGCCGCAATGCTACTATCCCTTGCCGCCTGCGCCGCACCCGCCGCTGAAACCGCGCCGAGTGAAACGCCTACACCTACAGTGAGTGAGACCGCCACGCCTACGCCCACGGCAGAACCCACGCCCACGCCAGAGCCGACAATGTCACCTGAGGAGATTGAAGAAGCGGAGAACATGGCGGAATACGAGAAGTATAAGATGTATTACGAGACATATGGCGATGAGTTAGCTCTTGTATTTATTAAGGATATGCTGGACGAAGGAAAAATCACAGCTGATATGCTGGATGACTTGAATGGCCCACTTGGGACATTTACCGATAAAGCAACTTGGGAGATTTTTTACTCAATGCGCGATGAATGGACAGCGATTTTGAATGGAGAACTGGAAGAAATGTATCCTGACGCATTAGATACAATAAATACAAATTTATACGAAGATTGTATTCAAGGTATACTTCATATAACATTGCTTGATACTGAGGAAAAAAGACAAAGAGTTATTAGTGGTGCTGAAATAATAGATGAGTTTTATGCTAATCCAACGGATGTAAATAGAATTAAAATGGAGAATATGCTTTTCTCAGAAGAATTAACGCCTGGAGAAATAAGGCTTCTATTCACATGGCTTTGGAATTGCCCCATAGGGCTAAAAGTGCAAACTGTTAACGCAAACGGAAAAGAATATAACACCGAGGATTATATTTTCTTATATAAAATAGATTTGTATGGGAAGTCAATTAAGGATAGGGATATGGATGCCTATAATAAACTTATCGAAATGAACAATACTCCAAACACAGAAAAAGACTGGTTGATTGATAACCAAGAGAGTTAACATAACCTGAACACCCATCAAAACAGCCGAATTCGCAAAAATGCATGGTTCGGCTGTTATTTTTTCTTCCCATATTTCTGTTTTAAAAATTCCTTATAGTTATTAAGCTCGCGAATTGCTTCGAGCGGAAGGTCGTCGTAGGAAAGACTGTCTTGCGTATGAAGGGCCACGCGTTCTCCTTCACTGCGTATATAGTTTCTTTCGGCAACAGTATCATCAACTAAATAATCCAAGCTGCAGTCAAGATAAGCAGCGAGTTTTTTCAAAGTCGACAATTTGGCATTGTCATACCCTTTATCATAAAAACTAACTATCGTTGTATACGGAACACCGGAGCCCTTAGCAAGTTCAGCCCTGCTGATTCCTTTTTCCTCCATAAGAAGATTTAACTTTTCTAAAAAATCCATAATCTCTTAACTCCTTTATTCGATTTTATAACATACCTATAAAATTGTAAAGAAAAACCTTACGATACGTCGTAGTTATTTTGTCTATATGCATTGACATTTATACGATGCGTCGTTATAATTTAATCATGATACGATGCATCGTAGGAAAGGTACATTATGTTTGGAAACTTAAACGCTGAAATGGGGCGGAAAAGATTAACCATTAGAAAGGTGTCAAAAAGAAGCGGTATCCAGTACGACAGCTTGAGAAACAAAATGTCGGGCAGAACAGAATTTACGCATAAGGAAATGTACCTTATCAAAAACAACTGTTTCCCTGACAAGACCATCGACTATCTCTTCGCAAAAGATAAGGAGCCGCCGTTATGAGAGATTTGGAACAAGAACTCCCAAACGAGTCCGAGCAGATTCTTTTCATGAAATCGAAGGATTTTGCGAAGCACGTCGGTGTTTCATACGGCTTGGTCAGAGATTGGATAAAGCAAGGCATACCGGTGGAACCGGATCACAAAAGCCCGTATTACATCTTTGTGCCAGCCGCTATGGAGTGGATCAAAAAGAAGTATAAAGCCATCTAGGAAAGGAGACATGAAAATGAACACATCAATAATTGATATAGCGCATGATCTGCGGAAACTAGCAGACCACATCCAAATCCTCGCAGAAACGATTGAATCCAGCGATGCTGACCAGCCTCAGACACCGGCTACAGCAGAAGAAAAGAAGCCAGACAGGAAGGAAGTTTCTTTCGAAGAAGTACGCGCCGAGTGTACTGAAAAAAGCGACGCTGGATTCACTGCCGAAGTACGCGCCTTAATTAAAAAGTATGGCTCTACCCGGTTAAGCAAAATCGACCCGAAAAAATACGCTGATCTGCTTGCAGAAGTTAAGAGGTTGAAATGAGCAAGCAACACGCTCTGCTCGCACCATCCTCGTCGCATCGCTGGCTCGTATGCACACCGTCCGCCCGATTGGAGCAGACATTCGATGATCAAAGCAGCGATGCCGCAGCGGAAGGAACTGCCGCGCATGCGCTCGCTGAGCATAAACTGCGCCGGGCGCTGAAAATGCGGTCAAAAAGGCCGGTATCTCAATACGACTCCGACGAAATGGAAATGCACACGGACAGCTACGTGGAGTACGTCCTCGAAATCCTAGAACAGGCACGATTGACCTGCAAAGACCCGCTCGTACGAATCGAGCAACACTTGGATTTGTCAAAGTATGTGCCCGAAGGAAAAGGTACTGGGGACTGCATAATCGTGTCCGACAGCACGCTCCATATTATCGACCTCAAGTACGGGCAAGGTGTACTGGTCGAAGCCGATGGTAATCCGCAGATGAAGCTATATGCGCTGGGGGCTTTGGAGCTCTTCGATTTTCTGTACGACGTCGATAATGTGGTCATGACCATATACCAACCTCGGCGGGAAAACGTCAGTACCGAAGAGTGCAGCAAAGGTAGCCTTTACAAATGGGCGAACGATATCTTAAAGCCCACGGCAAAAAAGGCGTTCTGGGGAGAAGGCGATTATATCCCCGGTGAGCATTGCCAGTTCTGCCGGGCGGCAGTCAAGTGCCGTGCAAGGGCAGCAGAAAAGCTTCGTCTGGCGAAACTCGATTTTGCGCAGCCGCCAGTCCTGACGGATGAGGAAATCGGCGATTGTGTTCTTCCCAAACTCGACGACCTGACCTCTTGGGCGAATTCCATTAAGGAGTATGCGCTGCAATCCGCGATAGCCGGAAAGGAATGGCCCGGCTTCAAGCTGGTAGCCGGGCGCAGTAATCGCAAATATGCCAATGAAGATGCTGTCGGGAAAGCGGCGAAGGCCGCAGGATACACCGATATATACCGCACCCGTCTCATTACACTGACGGAAATGGAGCGGCTTCTCGGTAAGAAGGAATTTAACGAAGTGCTCGGAGACCTTGTTATCAAGCCGCCGGGCAAACCCACTCTGGTACAAATGTCGGACAAGCGTCCGGCAATAAATAAATCAGCAAAACAAGAATTCATGGAGGACAACTAAAATGACACAGAAAAGCAACTACCCACCGACCTATGTAAAAACCGGCATCGTCCGTCTATCCTACGCGAATGTATGGGAACCGAAAGCGATACAAGGCGGTGAACCGAAATATAGCGTCAGCATCATTATTCCAAAGGATGACGCCAAAACAATTAACGCTATTAACAATGCTGTGGACGCAGCCATCGACGAAGGCAAAGGAAAGTTCGGCGGAAAGGTTCCGAATAAGGCTGCGCTCAAACTGCCGCTCCGGGACGGTGACATCGAACGCGACGACGAAGCGTATGCAGACAGCTATTTTGTAAACGCGAACAGCAAAACAGCGCCGCAGGTGGTTGACCTGCAAGCCGCACCGATACTTGACCGCGCAGAAGTGTACTCGGGCGTGTATGCGCGGGTGACAATGAATTTCTATGCATTCAACAAGAACGGCAACAAGGGCGTCGCGTGCGGCCTCGGCAACATTCAAAAGGTACGCGACGGCGAACCTCTCGGGAGCAGAAGAAGCGCAGCCGATGATTTCGGCATAGACGACGATGATGATTTCTTGTCATGAAGTCGCTTCATATCGATATCGAGACATATAGCAGTATAAATCTCTCGAAGTCGGGCGTGTATAGGTACTCGGAAGCACCCGACTTCGAGGTGCTCCTCTTCGGCTACAGTGTCGACGGCGAGCCGGTACAGGCGATTGACCTTGCGTGCGGCGAAGCGCTCCCGGATGAAGTTCGGGCAGCGCTGCTGGACGATACCGTTACAAAATGGGCACACAACGCACTGTTCGAGCGTGTGTGTCTCTCCCGGTATCTCGGGACGTGGCTGAAACCGAACTCTTGGCGCTGCTCGATGATATGGGCGGCATACCTTGGCATGCCCCTCTCGCTTGATGGAGCGGCGAAGGTGTCTGGCGCGGCGAAGCAAAAACTGGCCGAGGACGGCAAAAAGCTGATTCGGTATTTCTGCGTTCCTTGCCGACCGACCAAGAAAAACGGAGGCCGCACACGTAATCGGCCCCAGCACGATCCGGATGCATGGTTAAAATTCAAAGAATACAACATCCGAGACGTAGAAGCGGAAATGGCGGTAATCGACCGCCTTTCAAAGTTCCCGGTACCCGAGGATGAATGGGAGAACTATATTCTCGACCAGCAGATCAACGACCGGGGCATCATGCTGGATATGGACTTAGTGCGTCAGGCCATTGAGTGTGATACGCAGACAAAGGCCGCGCTGAAACAGGCTTTGAGCAAACGTACCGATTTGGAAAATCCGAACTCGGTTACACAGATGAAATCGTGGCTTGCCGAAAACGGTCTGGAAACCGACACGCTCGGCAAAAAGGCGGTCAAGGAACTCATCAAGACCACACCGGATAATCTCAGCGAAGTGCTCGAGTTACGACAAGACCTCGCCAAGTCCAGTGTGAAAAAATATGCGGCGATGGAGCAAGCGGTCTGCACCGATGGCCGGGCCCACGGGCTCATCCAGTTCTATGGCGCGAACCGTACCGGGCGCTTTGCAGGGCGGCTCATTCAAGTCCAAAACCTGCCGCAGAACCATCTGCCCGACTTGAAACCGGCCCGCGGCCTCGTCCGTTCAGGCAACTTTGACATACTGGATATGCTCTTTGATTCGGTGCCTTCACTACTCTCGGAACTCATACGCACGGCCTTTATACCGAAACCCGGCTTTAAGTTTATCGTGGCCGATTTTTCCGCGATTGAGGCACGCGTCATCGCGTGGTTCGCCGGGGAGACATGGCGAAACGAGGTGTTCGCCACCCACGGCAAAATCTATGAAGCCTCGGCGAGCCAGATGTTCAAGGTGCCAATCGAAGAAATCACAAAAGGAAACCCGCTCCGTCAGAAGGGTAAAATCGCAGAATTGGCTCTCGGTTACGGCGGCTCTGTCGGTGCTCTTAAGTCAATGGGCGCGCTTGAAATGGGACTGACGGAAGAAGAACTCGAACCGCTGGTGACTTCTTGGCGCGGCGCGAACCCAAACATTGTGCGTTTCTGGTGGGACGTCAACAAGGCTGTTATAAAGGCCGTGAAGGAACGCACGACCACATGGACGCACAACGTCCGGTTCATATACCAAAGCGGCCTGCTGTTCATTCAGCTTCCCTCCGGGCGGCGGCTCGCATACGTGAAACCCAAGATTAGTGAGAACCGCTTTGGCAGCGAGTCTGTGACATATGAAGGCATAGGAGCCACAAAGTCCTGGGATCGCATCGAGAGCTATGGCGCGAAGTTCGTGGAGAATATTGTGCAAGCGACCGCTCGGGATATTCTGTGTGAGGCTATGCGCCGGTTAGACAGTATGGGCCTTGATATTGTAATGCACGTCCACGATGAAGTGGTCATCGAAGCACACCCAGACATAACAGTGGAAGACGTGTGCATGAGCATGGGCGAAACGCCGTCTTGGGTGGAAGGACTGCTGCTCCGAGCAGACGGTTTCGAATGTGATTTTTATAAAAAAGACTAAACAGGAGATAAAATATGGAGTTAAAAATTGCTTACGGAAACAGCCGGTTCTCTAAAAAGTGGTCGAATAAGGCCATTACCTTTGAAGAACTGTGTGAGCGGCTTAAAACCACCCGGCGCACGACCGAAACTGTGTCGGAGTACAAAAGAATGGCGAAGGACAAGCGCGACGCCGCTAAGGATGTAGGCGGCTTCGTACTCGGACATCTCAAGGGCGGTCGGCGTAAAAAGGATACTGTGGATTGCCGGTCGGGGCTGACGCTTGATGTTGACCATGCAGACAATACTTTCATTAATAATGTTGCATTGGAATTTCCGTTCACCTGCATTATATATTCAACCCACAGCCACACCCCGGAGAACCCACGGCTCCGGCTGATCATCCCGACCAGCCGAGAAATGACCCCGGAGGAATATGCGGCGATCGGACGATACGTGGCAGACGATCTCGGCATGGACTATTTCGATGACAGCACATATGAACCGGAGCGGCTTATGTATTGGCCCTCCACCCCGGCTGACGGTAAATATATTTATGATGTGCTCGAGGGGCAGATTCTTAACCCGGACGAAATTCTCACGGCGCACCCGAACTGGCGAGATTGCTCGCTCTGGCCAACCTCCTCGCGGCAATCCGAAGTTGTGCAGCGCGACAGCGCAAAGAAACAGGAAGACCCCCTTGCCAAAGACGGCGTGGTCGGCGCTTTCTGCCGCGCATACGCAATCGAGGATGTCATAGAAAAGTTTCTACCTAATGTATATGAGCCGTCGGCGGTCGAAGGACGCTACGACTATATCCCCGCCGACAGCGCCGCAGGTGTGGTGCTCTATGACGGAAAATTTGCATACAGCCATCACGCAACAGACCTTGCGTGCGGCAAGCTGCTGAATGCTTTTGACCTCGTGCGTATCCATAAATTTGGTGACCTTGATGAGAAGAAATCCTACAGAGCGATGACCGACTTTGCGCTGGAAGATGCGGACGTAAAGGCGATGCTCGCGGCGGAACGTATGGCGGCGGCGGAGCAGGAATTTGCACCGGAGAACAAAGAGTGGACAAAGCGCCTCGAATACGACCGTTCCGGCAAACTCATGAACTCACTGCAAAATGCCCGGCTCATTCTGGAAAACGACCCGGTACTGCAATCTATCAAATACAACCAGTTCTCAGACAGTATCGAAGTTACTGGAGATCTGCCATGGCCGCGTCCTTCAAAATACTGGCGCGATGCGGATGATGCTCAACTCAAAAATTACATCGACACACACTACGGCACTCTCTCCGCGTATAACTACGACACCGCGCTGACGAAGGTAGTCGATGACCGGTCATTCCATCCGGTGCGGGAGTTTCTCGCGGCGCTTCCACCGTGGGACGGCGTGCCCCGGGTGGATACTTTGATGGTCGATTATTTTGGGGCTGTCGATAACGGGTACGTCCGGGCGGTCACCCGGAAAATGTTATGCGGAGCAATCGCCCGCGTCATGCATCCGGGCTGCAAGTTCGATTATATGCTTGTGATGAACGGAGCGCAGGGACTCGGCAAAAGCACCTTCATATCTAAACTGGGCGGCGAATGGTTCTCCGATTCACTAAGCCTATCGGACACGCATGACAAGACCGCAGCCGAGAAACTACAAGGCTACTGGGTACTTGAAATAAGCGAACTCAATGGACTGCGGAAAGCGGATGTGGAAACTCTACGTGGTTTCCTATCAAGCCAGAACGATATATTCCGTGCCAGCTATGGACGGCGCACAACACCCCACCCGAGGCAATGTGTGTTCTTTGGAACGACCAATACTGACCGGGGCTATCTCCGGGACACCACCGGCAATCGCCGGTTCTGGCCTGTCAAAACACCGGGCGGCGGTAAGAAGCGCTCATGGGAAATGACCCGTGAAGACGTGCTTCAGATATGGGTAGAGGCGAAGGTTTTCTATGAGGCCGGTGAGCCGCTGTTCCTGCCAAAGGAGCTGGAGCAATATGCAAAAACAGAACAGCGTGAGGCGATGGAAGAAGATGAGCGCGAAGGCATGGTTCGTGATTATCTTGACATGCTTTTACCAGACAATTGGGACACGATGGATTTATACGAGCGCCGGGCATATATCGATGGAGCCGGTTTCGGCGAGGGTTCCCGCGAAGGCGCGAACCCTCGAAAGACCGTCTGCAATTTGGAGATATGGTGTGAATGCTTCGGACGGGATAAGGGCAGCTATAATCGGCGTATGGCTAGTGAGATTTCAGCAATAATGTCACGTATCGACGGTTGGGAAATGCGCGACGGCAGACCCCGTATTGCCTTCTATGGACAGCAACGAGTGTATGAGACAAAGCGATAAAAAACATGTCACAAGTCTGTCACAAGAGCCGGGGCCGCACACCGTCCGATGATAAAAGTGTGACAGACTTACCGGAGTCTGTCACAGCTAAAAGTGCCCATTTCATCGGCAAAAACGACCCTCCGAGACAAGTGTGACCAAATAACTCTATTAATTATTTACGGTAGTAAATCAAGAGAAAAAACGCACGTATACACGCGTAAGGGGTTTATAGGGGGTTTTGTCTTGGTCTGTCACAAACGAGGTGGAAATGAGAGAAAAAACAGTCGAACAGAAACTACGGAAGGCCGCAAAAATGATGGGCGGTCTCGCACCCAAATTTGTATCTCCGGGCTACGACGGCATGCCCGACCGATTGGTACTTCTGCCCGGAGGCCGCTTCGCCTTTGTGGAAACAAAGGCTCCGGGAAAAACCCTGCGTCCTCTGCAGCGAAGGCGAAAACGTCAGCTTGAGGCGCTTGGCTTTAAAGTGTACTGCCTTGACGATACATCTAAGATTGGAGAGCTACTCGATGAAATATGAGCCGCACGAATATCAGACCTACACAACCGAATACATACTGCGGCATCCGATTGCGGCAATTCTGCTTGATATGGGACTTGGCAAAACGGTCATCACGCTGACCGCGCTATACGACCTTATACTGGATTTCTTTCTAGTTCGCAAGGTGCTGGTCATCGCTCCGCTCCGTGTGGCAACGGAAACGTGGCCAGCGGAAATACAAAAGTGGGAACACCTGCGCGGCCTCAAATATTCAGTCGCGGTCGGCACCGAGAACCAGCGTATGGCGGCGCTACGCCAGAGAGCGCATGTGTACATTATTAACCGAGAAAACGTGGAGTGGCTTATCAATCGAAGTGGCAACCGGTTCGACTTCGATATGGTGGTCATCGATGAGCTGTCGTCCTTCAAGTCTCATCAAGCTAAGCGGTTCAAAAGCCTTATGAAAGTCCGGCCATCCGTGAAACGGATTATTGGGCTGACCGGCACACCGTCATCCAACGGCCTCATGGATTTATGGGCGCAGTTCCGTCTGCTGGATATGGGCAAACGGCTCGGACGGTATATCGGACAGTATCGCCGCGATTACTTTGAACCGGAAAAGCAGAACGGTTACATCGTGTATTCGTACCGACCGCTGCCCGGTGCGGAAGAAGCCATCTACCGGCGCATATCGGATATCACAATAAGCATGAAAGCAACTGATTATCTGAAACTGCCCGGCCTCGTGATAAACGAAGTCCCTGTACATTTGTCTATATCCGAAATGAACGTGATGAATACGCTGAAAGAGCAGATGGTGGTCGAACTCGGTGACCGGGAGATTGATGCGTCCAACGCTGGCGTTCTCTCAGGCAAGCTGCTGCAAATAGCCAACGGCGCGGTCTATGATGAGTTTAGCAGTGTGGCCCGCATCCACGACCGGAAGCTTGACGCTCTGGAGGATTTAATCGAGGCGGCGAATGGCAAACCGGTGCTTGTCGCGTATTGGTACAAACACGACCTTGACCGGATGAAGGAGCGGTTTAAACTCAAGACACTTGATGCCCCGGAGTCCATCAAGCGCTGGAACGCTGGCGATATCCCGATCGCGGCTATCCATCCCGCTTCCGCCGGTCATGGCCTGAATCTTCAATCGGGCGGCTCCACTTTGATCTGGTTCGGGCTAACATGGAGCCTTGAACTCTACCAACAGACTAACGCCCGACTATGGCGGCAAGGGCAAAAGAACACTGTTGTTATCCATCATATTATCGCCAAGGGCACAATTGACGAGCAAGTCATGAGCGCACTTAAGCGAAAGAATAAAACCCAAGCCGCGCTGATTGCGGCGGTAAAAGCAAACCTGTCTCAAACATATTAGGAGGTCAATCATGCCAAGGAAAAAACGCCCGTTACCGTATCAGCACGCAGAATATGTTCTGCGGAATTACTGGAACTTTAAAAACGAACTTGAACAGCGTACCAGCGATTATGGCCTTATTGCACCGGCAAACGACAACACGCCGGTTCAAAGCGGTAGAACGTTAGACCCGACCGGGAACGCTGGAATAAGGCTGGCCACAGATAACCATCTGCTTTTTCTGCGGTTTGCGGTGAAGGCCGTTGAAGAAACGCTCTTTGAGTTTTCAGATCGTTTCAACGGCGCGGCGGTGGTTATGCTTGTTAAACTTATCTACTGGGAAAACCAATCCCTCGAAAGCGCGGCTGATATGGTCAATTACTCGTATGTACATGCTAAAAGGTTACGCGAAGAGTTTGTGAATGAACTTATGTGGCGTTTAGGCTGGGCGAGTACAAACATCTAACTTTAACTGAACGATCTCTAGTTCTATAGTTGTCAGAAGCCCAATGATTTCCGAAATATCTTTTCTTTCAAACTCGGGCAAGTCACTCTGGGCATGGGTACCTTTATTTAATAACATCCAATTATACTTCTCTTTTATTAATTTTAGATGTGTGGATAAATCCTCTAATCCCTTTATTGTTTTAATTGTTGAAATAAGGCCATCAACAACAGAATAAAGGTCGGGAGTTTGCTTAGGCCCGCGCATATTAACATGCAAATCTACTTTAAGGGTTTTTGATAGTTTCTTCCATAATTGTTCTGATAATATTTCCATCGTCTGTCTGCACCTAAAAGCAGCATCTTTAAGATCATTATTATTAAGGGCTTCGTTTGCAAGGATTAAGGAGTGTTTCGAATTACCCACAAAAACCTTTACGCCTCTTTCTTCATAACAATCAGAGGGCATGAATCTATAGCTTTGTACGTTTTTTGAGACTAAAGAAGCACCTAATTTTTGTTCAAGCTTTGATATAAAGTTTTCGCCATGACAAGTTATGATATGTTGCCTTATTTTAAAATCTATATGTCTTATTATCAGTTCAGCTACACCATTTCGGTGTTCATCATCAATAGCATTGACTATATCATCATAGATAATAAACCCAATATTATTATTCACTACTTTTGAAAGAAGAATAGATAAACCCAATACTTTAATATGGCCTTCACTAAGTATTTGTAATGCATCATATTGAGTATCTTCTCCTTTGAATTGAACCAATATTTTATCTCCAGGACTACTAGGAAGGATAAGCTTTTCTAAATACTCAAAATCTGGATCGTGAGAATTAATAATATTGTAATATTCTTTTGACTTTTCTGTTAAACCCTTAGCCAGTTTAACAGGTAAATCATTTCGATATGATTTCAGGTTATTTATCAATTTAGCATAGGATTTAGTAAAAGCCTCATTTTCTTTAATTTGATTATCTACCTTTGCAATTTCCAATAATCTATCTGCGTTCAGGCTATTAAAATCACTGATTCTTTTTGTGAGCTTTTCTATCTCTGCCGTCTTTGCTTTTATTGCTGCTTCAATTTTATCTACTTTTGCTTTAATCTCAGAAAGTTTTTTTAAATCCTCATCCACAGTTCTTTTTTCTATTCGCTTTTTGTTTAGACCATCGTTATGGGTTTTTATTTCAAAAAGAATATCAACACTATCTGCATTTGTTAAAGCTTCTTTAATTGTTTCACTTTCAGCTTTTACAATTGCAATAGAAAATTTCTTTTCTGTATTATCTGAAAATGATGGATAGGTTACAATCTTGCTTTCCCCTAATCCTTTTAATTCAGCATTTAATTCATTTATTTCTTTATTTATATTTTTAATCAATAAGTAAACCCCTTGATTTTTTGATTCAATTTCTAATTGCAAATTTTTTAGCTCTTTCATTTTATTTAATTCAGCATCTGCAAAAATAAAAGGGTTTACTACAACTTTTTCTATTGGCGTTTTACAAGCTGGGCATATGGTTTTATCAGTGTGTAAATCTTCGGAGACTGCTTTAATTGCAGAATAAAGTTCTTTATAATTTACTTCAGTCGACAAGCTTATTAACGACGATTCTAAGATTTCTAATTCCGATAAGTTTACTTCCAGTGATTCTAGTTTTTTTAAAATTTTTTCATAATAGCTGGAATCAATATTGTCTGGAATAATTTCAGCCTTTTTTTTATGTAGTTCTCCTAATCTACCTGATAATCCATCAACTCCTGATAAATATAATCTTATATCTTCTACGGTGTTAACTTCGGGAACAGATAATTCTTCAAAAATACTTTTTAAACTTATCTGAATTAAATCCTTTTCGTTGATTGCTTCATTTAATAAATCTTTTGAGGCCTCAATTGTTTTTTGTTCGTTTTCGAATTCTTCTCTCTTTTTATTATTTAAAACAATATAGTTATTTAAATCTTTGGTAAACCCATTAACAAATTCATTAAATGCATCAAGGCCAAATAATGTTGCTATTAAATCAAGTTGAGCTTTGGCTGTGGTTGCCGCCATTCGAGCAAAATTATCAATTCTATTTTTTTCAATAAAACAAAAACGGTATGCTTCAGGATTCTGTGGTATATCTGTTAAACTTCCATCTGGTTTACAAGCTCTGGCAACAGGTGGAACTGATTTCTTTGCCTTAATATTTTGCATATATGTATATATATCAATTCTTTTAGCTTCTGCTTCTTCTATACTACCGAGTAGTGCAAATTCAATACCCTCACAAAAGCTTGACTTTCCTGACCCATTAGGCCCATACATAAATGTATATTGCTTAGTAAACACAAAGGTTATTTCTTTTGAAAACCCCCGAAAAGGACCAATTTTAATTTCTCTAATATTATCATAGACTTCTGCCTGGTTTAAACTTGTGTTATCAACATCAAATAGATTGCAATCAGTTGTGCTTTTTTGTTCGATTAACTTAACCAATTTTCTTGCTCTAGCACCTCCGGAGGTTCCCAGAGGAGCAAGCTTATCAAAATTGGAGATAAGAATATTTAGTAACCTAATATCGAACTTATTAAGTCTTGTCTTATCGACCGCACTAATCCAATTATAAAATTCTCTTTTTATTGAAGTATACTTGTCCATTTTATGTCACCGTTAATTTTTTACATGTGTTTATGCAATGCCAAACCCTTTTTCAAATCGGTCTCTAACATATTTGTTAATGAAGGCATTAAGTCCATTACCACTTTTGGCTAGCGCCTTCATATATTCTACGTTTTCGGCACCAGCACTACGATATGAGTAACGATAAATTTTTCCTGTAGAAATAAATTGCACATCTATATAATTTGGGCCACATTCGTAGGCATATACTCCTGAATCACCATCAATATTTTTATAACGATCCATAATTGCATATATCCTTTCTTAATTATTTAACCATATTTTATCACTCCGCTCTCCCTTTTTCCACCATTAATATCAATTATACTCCAAATATATATACATTCCCAAATAACAAGCATCTTGCAACTAGAAAGATGATATATAAAACCCCGAATAATGTGCTAATATGACATAGTGGAATGTTTCCGATAGAGACATTTCCGGGAGAAAAACGAGCGAAAAGCTGCTGACCAGTGCGGGTGGGAGGTATGCTCGAACCAATATAAAAGTCCTTTGCCTTGAGCGAGGGCTTTTTTGTTTGGCCTGCGGCAATGAAAAGGTGATAAGAATGCCTGAGAAGTTCCTGCGTCCGTGCGCATATCCGATGTGCGGTGTGCTTGGTACGGAAAGATACTGCCCGAAGCACGAAGCGGAGCGGCAAGCATATCTTGCGGCGAAGAAAGCACAGGCAGACGCGGCGTACAACAAACAGCGTCCGGCGTATCATGCGTGGTACAACTCGGCACGGTGGCGGCGGTATCGGAAAGCGTTTCTTGCAAAGCACCCGTGGTGCGCAGCATGCGAGCGCGAGGCTCGAACAGCCTTTGCCACAGAGGTCGATCATATCAAGCCACATCGCGGGAACTACGCGCTGTTTTGGGACGAGAAAAACCATCAAGGTCTGTGCGCATCGTGCCATAGCAAGAAAACGTTCAGAGAGAACGGCGGCTCGGGGTTCTGCGGCAGAAAGGCTGAACAGCCCCCCTCCCGATAAAGTTTCGCTTTCAGGGGCTTGAACGTCTTTGGGGGGCTTTCCTTTTAAAAAATCGCAAATGAATAAGGGTGGGTTAGAATATGGACATCAAAAACGTGCAGATATCGGCGCTTGTGCCCGATGATAAGAACGCACGCAAACATAACGAAAAAAATATCGAACAGGTCATGCGCTCGCTGAAAGAGTTCGGTCAGCATGCGCCGCTCGTGGTACAGAAATCCACGAACAAGGTGCTGGTCGGAAACGGTCGGCTGGAAGCCATGAAACGGCTCGGCTGGAAAACGGCGGATGTCTATTTCGTGGTTGATGATGACGAAACCGCTATTCGCCGGGCGCTCGCGGACAACCGCACTGGAGAGCTCGCCGAATGGGACGAGGATATATTGAAAGAACTGCTCGGCGAATTCTCGCCTTCCGATATAGTCGGCTGGGATGACCTCGATCTTGAAGAATTGCTAGGTAAGAATGCTCCAAAAGAAGCCAAAGACGATGACTTTGATGTAAATGCGGCTCTTCCCGAAGAACCAACCAGCAAACGCGGCGATATATTCAAACTGGGCAATCACCGTCTGATGTGCGGCGATTCGACCAGCGAAGCGGACGTCCGCCATCTCATGGGTTCCGATCTGGCGCATTTCATATTCACCGATCCGCCATGGAACGTGGCATACGGCTCTAACAAGCATCCAAGCTGGAAAACAGGCAAAGACCGGCAAATCATGAACGACGCGATGAGCACGGAGGATTTCCGTGCTTTTCTTATGTCTGCCTTTTCCAACATGAAAAAGGTTCTCTGTGCGGGCGGTATGGTGTATGTGGTCATGTCCGCGCAGGAATGGGGCTCGCAGATGTCGGTCATGGATGAACTTGGGTTTCATTGGTCGAGCACCGTTATCTGGTCAAAGGACACACTGGTGCTCTCGCGCAAAGACTACCATACCCAATATGAACCAATCTGGTATGGCTGGGCAGAAGGTTCCCGGCGGTATCCGCTAAAAGACCGCAAGCAGTCGGATGTGTGGCAGATACCGCGACCAAAGCGAAGCGAAGAACATCCAACCATGAAACCCGTCGAACTGGTGGCCCGGGCCATTCAGAACTCGTCACATCGCGGTGACGTGGTCATGGACTTGTTCGGCGGTTCGGGTACGACCATGATTGCGGCGGAGCAGCTCGACAGAGAATGCCGCATGATGGAACTCGACCCCAAATACTGCGATGTGATCATCAAACGGTGGGAAGCGTCTACCGGAGGGAAGGCGGTGTTAATCCATGAGCAGAAGACCGAAACCAACGGGAATCAGACTGGTTGAGGGTAATCGCGGACACCGTACCATAAACGAAAATGAACCCAAATATGAACATACGCTTCCCCCGCCACCTCCGATACTGGACGATGTCGGCGAAACGGAATGGAACCGGGCAGGCGCGATATTGCTCGGCTTCAAGGTGCTGACCGAAGCGGACTATGCGGTTTTTGCAGGTTACTGTTTTTCATATCAGGAGTGGATTCGGCTCTGCAAAATCATCCGCGAGAAAGACGTCGCTGCCATCATCCAAAAGACCCCTAACGGTCTCATGGTCGAAAGCGCGATATCAACTGCCGCCAGCAAGTATTACAAACAGATGATTCGGGGAGCTGTGGAACTCGGGTTGACGCCGTCCAGCAGAACAAAGATTGTGGCGGACAACACGGGCGCTTTGAGTCCCTTTGAGCAGGATATGTTTGGATGCTAGACTATCTGAGCGCCGAACGCATCCACCAGTACGCCCGTGACGTGGCGGCGGGAAAGGTTGTCGCGGGCAAACGGACAAGGCAAGCGTGCCTTCGTCATCTCCGTGATATGGAGCGGCAAGGCACAGAGGATTTTCCATACGTGTTTGAATCAAACCTCGCAGAGAGGTTTTTTAAGTTCTCCATGCTGTGCCGTCATGTCAAAGGCGCTTTTGCAGGACAGCCCATCATCCTCTCGGACTTTTGGGCTTTCACATGCGGCTCGCTGTTCGGCTGGGTGCATATGGACACGGGCGTGCGCCGGTTCAAAAAAGGCTATGTACGCGTCGGTCGTAAAAATGCGAAATCTACCATCTGTTCGGTGATCGCCTTGTATGGTCTGTGCGCAGACCGGGAGCGCGGCGCGGAAGTTTACTGCACCGCAACGAAACGTGATCAGGCAAAAATCGTGTTCAATGACGCAAGCGCGATGGCGGCGGCTTCGCCTGATATCAAGAAACGTGTCAAAATCGGCAAGGCCCGGGTGCTGTCTCCATTTCTCGGCGGGAAAATGGAGGCGCTTTCAAAAGACACGAAAACGCTCGACGGTTTGAACCCGCACATCGCCATTATCGACGAATACCATGCGCACCCGACTTCGGAAATGTACGACGTTATTGCGTCGGGCATGGGACAACGAATCCAGCCGCTCCTGCTGGTCATCACGACCGCAGGGTTTTCGCTGTCATCTCCCTGCAAGGTTGAGGATGAATATGCCGAGCAGATCATAGAAGGCACGCTGGTTAACGACAACTATTTTGCGATTATCGCGCAGCTTGACGGCGAAGGCGAGATTCATGACGAAACCTGCTGGATAAAAGCGAACCCGCTTCTCGCGGACTCGGACGCGGGTATGGAATACCTTAGAGGTGAGTATGCGCTGGCGCGGGACGTTCCCGAAAAATGGCGCAACTTCATCACAAAAAACATGAACCTGTGGCTTGCCGTACGGCAGAACGGTTACATGGACATGGAAGCGTGGGAAGCATGCGCAGGCATAATTCCTGCCGATCTCAAAGAATGCGTCGTCGGCGTTGATTTGTCGGCAAAAATCGACTTAACGAGTATCACTTTCGAATTTAAGCGGGGCACGAAATACTACATTCATTCACACTCATTGATGCCCCGTGACAGATTCGAGAAAGCAATAAAACAGGATAAGGTTCCGTATGACTTGTGGGAGCGCGAAGGCTGGCTGACCGTCACGGACGGCGCGGTGGTCGATTACCGCGCGATCACGGCATATATTCACGAAAAAGAACTGGAATGCGGCTGGGTGGTTCGGGAGATTGCTTTTGACCCATACAATGCGACCCAGTGGGCAAATGAGATGCGCGACGAAGGATATGTGGTGGTGCAATTACGGCAAGGCATCCCGACGCTCGGCGCTCCGACCTCTGATTTCCGCGATCAAGTCCTATCAAAAAATGTGGTTCATGATGGAAGCCCGCTTCTCGGCTGGGCTTTTTCAAATTCCGTGACCCGTACGGACGCGAATCTGAACATCATGCTCGACAAGAGCAAAGCAACAGAGCGTATCGACCCTGCGGCGGCGACAATCGATGCGCACGCCCGGGCGATGGTCTGGGAGGAACACATCGATTTCAACGCGCACATTCAATCGGGAGGTTGGAGCTTATGAGCAAATTTAAACGAAAATGCAAACGATTTTTTTCAATATATCTTGATGATCTGCTCATTTTAAGCGGTGTCGGGTGCTTAAGCGTGGGCGGATTTGTGCTGCACACGGCTGCGGGCCTCGGCGTGCTCGGTACGGGGCTGATCGGTTTCGGCATTCTCGCCGCACGGGGAGGCGGTCGAAGATGATTGCAAGACGCGGGTTAATGCGGCTTAAAAACGAAACGGTCATGACGCTCCAGTCCACGGACGGCTGGCTTGATAACTTCTCTATCTCTCCCGAAAGCGTGAACGCAGAAAAGTCTCTTGAACTATCTCCGGTTCATGCGGCAGTTCGGGTGGTATCGGACTCTGTGGGAAAACTGCCCGCTCATGTGTTCAAACCAACAGAGCAAGGCAGAGAGATTCAGCGCGATCACTCGATACACTGGCTATTGAATGTCAGACCCAATGAAGCCATGACCCCGATGATGCTCAAAAAAGCGGCAACGGTGTGTCAGATGTTATACGGAAACGCGTATATTGCGGTGCGGTACAACACAAGAGGCAAACCGCAGGAACTTCTGCTCATGCCGAGCGAGGGTGCTGCCATCGCCCGCAACGAAAAAGACGACCTGTTTTATACGTTCAACGTGAACGGAAAACAGCGCACGCTTCGCGGAAGCGACGTTATTCACCTGCCGTGGGTAACCACTGACGGTATCGTCGGCAAAGGGCTTCTTAACTACGCGAAGCAGACCATATCGACCGATCTCTTGGCGCAGAAATACGCGGGCAAATTCTACAGCAACGGCGCACGGCCCAGCGGTATCGTGGAAGTCCCCACCGAAGCGAACAAGGACTCAAAGGAAATCATTCGCGGTGAGTTCGAGCGGATGGTCAGCGGCGTGGACAATGCGTTCCGCGTGGCGGTGCTTGATCTTGGTATGAAATACACGCAGATGGGTTTGCCGCAGAAAGATGCGCAGTTTATCGAGAGCCGTGGTTTCACAGTCGAGGAAGTGGCTAGGTTCACAGGCGTGCCGCTCTATAAACTGCAGACCGGCAAACAGTCTTACCAGAGCAACGAACAGCAAGGGCTCGACTACGTGATGAACACTTTGCAGCCCATCATCACTCAGTGGGAACAGGAAATCGGGTACAAGCTTTTTATGTCGCGGGAGCTCAAAGAAGGATGTTACCTGCGTTTCAATATGGCGGCCGAAATGAGAGCCGACAACGAGAGCCGTTCGCGGTTCTATGAAGCGATGCTCCGAAACGGCATCTATTCCATCAACGAATGCCGGGCCTTTGAGGAAATGAACACAATCGAAGGCGGCGACGAGCATTTCATCACGCGCAATTACACCACGCTCTCGCTCGCCATAAAGGGTGAAAACGGCTCGCAGAAAGGAGTCACAGAAGATTGAAAAAAGACAACCGGTTTTGGATCTGGAACAAGACGAGCGATGCATCCGCAGAGCTCTTTTTGTTTGGCGTCTTGTCAAACGTGACATGGTTCGATGACGACGTCACGCCCAAGGCATTCAGCGACGAACTCAAAGCACTCGGGGAACTTGAAGAAATCGTCGTCAGGGTCAACAGTCCGGGCGGCGACGTGTTCGCGGCTATTTCAATCAGCGGGATGCTGCGCGACAACCCCGCCCGGATCATCGCACAGGTCGACGGGCTGTGCGCATCGGCGGCCACGCTGGTCATGGCGAATGCGGATGTTGTGCGCGTCAGTCCCGAGTCGATGATCATGATTCACGATCCCATGAGTTCGGCAAGCGGTACTGCCGAAACGATGGACAGAGCGGCGGCGTTCCTGCGAAAAGCCAAAGAAAACATCATTGACGTGTATGAACGGCGTACCGGGATTGCCCGAGATGAGCTCGCACAGATGATGGCAGACGAAACATGGCTCAACGGTGCGGAAGCCGTCGAGCTAAAATTCGCCGATGAGCTGACCGAGGGGTTCTTGGGTGCGACGGCACAGCTTGGCGCGACCTCTTGGAACATGGCGGCACTCAGGGCGTCTATCGCGGAAAAAACGCGAAAGCGCGAATCAAAGCCAGCGGAACCCGATCTTGGACTGTTGGCAGCTGAACTTGACTTACTCACATTGTGTTAGGAGGAACATATGAACAAAGAAATCCGTGAAATGCTCGATCAGAAAGCGAAACTGGTCGACGAAGCAAAGGCGCTTCTTGAGGCGAAAAAGACCGCTGATCTCAAAGCAAAGAACTCTGAAATCGCAGAACTCAATGACCGTATTGAAGCGGCGCAGGCCCTTGAAGCACAGGCGGCAAGAGGCGCGGTCGAGGAATTGACCAAAGACGAAGCTGACGCAGCGGCAGCGGCAGAAGCATCGAGGGCTGAAAAACTCGAAGCCATCAGAAAAACACCCGAGTATAAAAACGCATGGATTCACGCTATCCGCAACCACGCGCAGGTGAAGGACGTCATGACCGTGCAGGGATACACCCCGCTCCGCAATGCGCTGACGATCACGGGCGGTGAAACCGTCGGTGAAGACGGCGGCTTTCTCGTACCCATCGAGTTTGACAACATGATATGGGAACTGCGCCGTGCCTATACTGCACTGGCCGATCTTGTCACGATTGAAACCGTGAGCGGATACAGCGGCTGGCGTGCAGTTGAAAAGTCGGCGAACACAACAGGCTTTGCAAGTCTCACGGAAGCGAACCCGATCCCCGAGACCGACCAGCCGAAGTTTGTGAAGATCCCATATGCGCTCAGCGGCTACGGCGGTTTGATTGAGGTGTCAAATGATCTATTAAGTGACTCTTCCGTGGCCCTGATGCAGTATCTCGGAAAATGGTTTGCACGCAAATCGGTGCTGACTGAAAATGCCCTTATTTTGAACCTGCTTAAGGGACTCGTTCCCGTGCCGTACGACGAATCTAAGGAAATCGCGCCGCTTAAAACGATCCTTAACAAAACGCTCGACCCGGCTATTTCTGCACGGGCTGTCATTCTGACGAATCAGAACGGCTGGGATTTCCTCGACCAGCAGATCGGTGCGGACGGCAGACCACTGCTCCAGCCCGACGTCACGAACCCGACCCAGTATAAGGTTCTCGGAAGACGCGTCGTCCCCGTGTCAAACGCACTCATGCCCGATACTGCCGGTGGCATTCCGTTGTTCGTGGGCGACTTGACGGAGTTCATCGACCTGTTCAGACGCAGTGCGCTTGAGATGGCATCCACGAACGTAGGCGGCTCGGCGTTTGCCAACGCGACCACGCTGGTTCGCGGTATAACGAGACTCGACTGCAAAGAGATTGACGCTTCGTCTGTCGTGTTCGCAGAGATTCAGACGGTCGCGTAACGATTCTGGAGGCTTGATATGGGACTGATGTGGCATCCGCCGAGAAATGAACCTGAGACGCCCAAGTCCGAGGACGGCGAGCGGCAAGCGACGGAACAGCCCGAGGAGGTGATCACCGTTGGCGGTAGTGACTCTGCAGCAAGCGATGAACCGGCTAAGGCTTGACGAGGGCGTGCCGACGAATGACCTATCGGGTGTGCTCGCGGCGGCAGAATCGTTTGTCGAGCAAGGCATCGGCAGAAAACTGTCGGCTGACAAGCCTCTTGACGTTGAAGCCGTGCTGATGCTCACGGCGGCATGGTACGTCACGGGCGACGGCAGCGCGGAGATGCAGACAGCGGCGGCTCGTGCGTTCACGGCGGTGATGAAGCAGCTAAAATACGCGTCCCCTGTGGAGGCAGTCTGATGCCGGGAAAAAAGTTCAACCCAACCGGATATAACCGTCGCGTCACCGTCCAAACCCGAACTGTGGTTAATGGTGAATCGGTATGGTATGCGGACGATTCATATGATGTGTGGGCTTGCGTCTCTCCGTTTCGCGGTCGGGAGTACATCGCGGCTGGAGCGCTGTCCGCACCCGAGATTATCACAGTCAAGACATGGTATCGAGACAATGTGAATGCCGAGGACAATCGGCTGGTGTACGGCGGCAAGGTGTTCAACATTGAAAACGTTGTGGACGTGGACGCGGCACATCGCGAGATGGAACTGACATGCACGGAAGAAATCGGCGCGGTTATGGCCATCCCCCGACCGTAAGGAGGTGCTCGCATGAGGATTAACATGCAGGCGTTCGGATACGAACAAATTGAGAAAATGCTTCGCGATATGAGCTCGGGGCGAGATGAATGGGAAGACAAAGCGCTGATAGCGGGCGCGAAAGTGCTGGAAGCGGCGCTCAAGGCGCTCCCATCTCCGCGTTCAAAGGGCAAAAGCCGAAACCCGAAAGGACATATGCTCGACCATGCGCGGCACTTAAAACCGACCGTTATTTGTGCCGGAAAGTCGATAGAAACAGGCATCCAGCTTAAATATCGTGACGGATTTGCGTATGCGCCTATTGTTGAGCGGCGAAAACCGTTCTTTATCCAGACCTTCAATTCCACAGCAGACCAGCAGATCGAAGCGATGGTCGGTGAGATCAGGAAAGGACTGAGCGTGAAATGATAGACGTTCGGACAGACGTCGTGAACCTGCTAAAAAGCGATGCGGCAGTTAAGGCGATTGCGGGCACGGCTGTGTATCAAGTCACAGCAACAGACCCGTCAAAGTTCCCGCGCATCGTGATTCGGGAAGTCGCGAATGCACCTGCGCCGCGTTTCGATGGCAACGGATACGAAGGGATCGTTGATATCCGCGTGTGGTTCTGGGCAAAGTCCTACGACCACTTTTTTGGTTTGGAGGCGGGCATCGACGAAGCGATGGTCAGCGACAAATGGACACGCATCAGCGTGTCCGAGGATAACTACCTCGATACCGAAAACGCGTATGAAAAAAGCATCGTTTACCGAAAGAAATACTTTCATCCAAATAAATAACGAAAAGAGAGGTGCATTTCAATGCCTAATGTTGTGAATCCGGGCACGGGTCTTCGAGGCTTTGTCATGTCGAAAATCACGGTTGATCCCGTGACGAACGTTCCGACATACGACCCTGTGGAAAGCATACCGTACGCCCGCGCTCTTAACTATGACGAAGGCGTCAAAAGCGGCTCGCTGTGGGGAGACGGCAAACCCGCATTCATAAAGCGAAAACGCGGTGATCAGGAAATAGAACTCGAAGTCGCCGGGCTGTCTATGGCGCAGGAGGCGGCGATGTTCGGCGCGACCACAGATGCAACGACCGGGTACGTCACCGAATCCGTGGATGATACGCCGCCTTGGTTCGCGCTCGGCTGGATTGAAGAACTGCCCGATGACACCATCCGGTGCTACTGGGCTTTGTGGGGCGAGTTCGAACCTTCCGGTGAAGAATACGAAACCTATCAGGGCGAGATTGCTTTCAAAACCCGGAAGGTTAAGTTTAAGGGGATGCCGCGTCCTATTGACGGCAAACTGCGTTTGAAAGCCGACGAGAACGAACTGAACGGCGGCACACTGGACACGTTTTTCTCTGACGCGACGCTCAACGCGACGTTGCCTGCGGCGGTGTAGCGTATGAGCGTAAAAGCATTCGACCTGAAGATGAAAGGCGTGCCCATCACGCTCGACAAACCACGTTCACTTTTATATACACTCTATGGTTTGTCGGAACTACAGGAGGCTGTCGGCTCTTTTGATGACATGATGGAGCGGCTCAACCAACCCGAGCCGCGATTCAAAGACGTATATCTCCTGCTGTGGGCGGGGCTGGTGCATGAAGACGATAACCTCACACCGAAGCAAGTGGCGAACATGATAGACCTTGCCGACGTTAAGCGGGTGCTGGGGCTCGCGATGGATGCGTTCACGGCGGCTCTGCCAGACCAAAACCCCACGGAAGCCGCACCAGCGGGGACACAGGAGTAAGCGGCACAGAGCAGGACGATGATATCGCAGTCCTGTTTTTTTATGCCACTCAGGTGTTGAAGGTGCGGCGTGATGAGGCTTGGGTACTGACGCCCCGCTATATATCAGCGCTCATGGAACTGCGCAGGAACCATATGCCAAGGGAGGTGTAATGTATGGCCCGTACCGAGACTCTAAGCGTCCGCACGTTTTTGGACGACGGCGGTTTTTCCGAATCGCTAAAGAAAATCACCAGTGCTCTCAGGGACAACAGACTCGAATACGGCCTTGCATCTTCGGCGGCGCGGGCATACGGCACTTCCGCAGACCAGCTAAAAGCAAAGGCTGACTATCTCACAGCCAATATCGCAGACCAGCGCAAAAAGGTTGAGACTTTGCGCGAGGCGTTTAAGAAAGCCAAGTCTGAAAAAGGCGATGATTCAAAGGTTACCGAGAAGCTTCGTCAGGATTACATCAAAGCGCAGACCGCTCTAAATAACTTTGAAGGTCAGCTTCGCCAGACGAACAGCCAGCTTGAAGAAAGCGTTCGGGAAACAAAGAAAAGCGGCGATGCTGCCGAAGATGCGTCAAAAAAATGGAGCAGCTTTAAGAGCGGCCTCGGCAAAGTCGCTAAAGGCGTAGGCATAGCGGTCGGTGCGCTTGCAACGGCGGCTGGCGCGGCGGTAACGGGTGCGTACAAACTCACGGAGAGCGCGAGCGATTTGTCCGAAGCCCAGAACGTGGTATCTCAGACTTTCAAGACCTCAGGCAAACAAGTGAACGAGTGGGCAAAGACGATGTCCACGACAGCGGGGATCTCGCAGACCAACGCGACAAAGTTTGTCGGTTCAATGGGTGCGATGCTTAAGTCGAGCGGGCTGACCGAGGACGCGGCGGCAAGCATGTCGGAACAGCTCGTTCAACTGACGGGCGACATGTCGTCGTTCTATAACCTTGATAACGAGACCGCGTGGGAGAAAATCCGTGCGGGTATATCGGGTGAAACCGAACCGCTCAAACAGCTCGGCATCAATATGAACGTAGCGAACCTCGAAGCGTATGCGCTGTCTCAGGGCATTAACAAGGCATATAGCGAGATGTCGCAGGCGGAGCAGACCACGCTCCGGTACAACTATCTGTTGTCGGTCACCAAAGACGCGCAGGGCGATTTCGGGCGCACGCTTGAAACCAGCTTTGCGAACCAAGTCCGTGTGGCAAAGATGCAGATACAAGATTTCGGCACGCAGCTCGGGCAAAAGTTTCTGCCTGTGTTCATGGATGTGATGAAAGGCGTGAACGACGGAATCAAATCCGGCAACTTCGAAGAAGTCGGGAGCTCCATCGCTGACGGTCTGACAAACGCGCTCAATAAAATCGTTGAAATGCTTCCTAAGTATATAGACGCAGGTATTTCGCTGATCAGCGGTCTGATACAAGGCATTGCGGACTCGCTTCCTGCCATCGCAACGGCGGCAATTGATCTCATATCAAAGCTGGCAATGAAGCTAGTTGAGATGCTTCCCATGATCGTCGATGCGGGGCTCAAAGTCGTTATCGCGCTTATTCAGGGCATTGCGGAGGCGATTCCGCAGCTGATACCCGCGATTGTCAGCGCGATTCAGCAGATTATTTTGACGCTGATCAACAACCTGCCGCTCATCATTGACGCAGGCATCAAGCTAATAAAGGCGCTTGTGCAAGGTCTCCTCACTGCGATACCGCAGATTGTGGAGGCTCTGCCTCAGATTATATCGGCGCTGATCAATGCGTTGATGGAAGCGATTCCGCTTGTGCTGGAATCGGCGGCAGACATTATCACGGCGCTGATTGACGGTCTTATCGGGGCGATTCCAACGCTCATAGCCGCGATCCCGAAAATCATTCAGGCGATCATCACGGGGCTGGTCAACGGTCTGCCGAAAATCATCGAGAGCGCGGTTGACATTATCGATTCGCTGATCACCGGTATTATCGACAACCTGCCGACGCTGATTGCGGCGATCCCCGATGTGATTATTGCGATCATCACAGGTATCACCGAGAACCTGCCGACGCTCATCGAGGCCATGCCGCGCATCATCGTGTCGATCATCAAAGGTATTGCAGAAAACCTGTGGCAGCTTATCAAACATGCCCCGGAAATTATATGGGCGATCATCAAAGGTTTAGGACAGGCGCTTTGGGAACTGGTGAAAGCGGGCGGCGATCTGATTTCGAGCATTTGGGACGGCATCAAGTCTGCGTGGGAATCCGTGAAGAAATGGTTCTCGGATGCGATCAGCGGCATCGGCAATTTCTTTTCGGGGCTTTGGAGCAGTTTCACCAAATGGGGCAAAAACGTCATCGACGGCATTTGGAATGGTCTCAAATCCGCGTGGAACAGCGTCGTGCAATGGTTCAAGGATGCTTGGAACTGGATTGAGGACGGCTGGAACAAGTTCTGGGGCATCCACTCTCCGTCCACAAGAATGGCGGCGAAAGGCAAGTTCATGGCCCAAGGTCTCGGCATCGGATTTACGAATGCCATGAAGCGCGTCCGGGCTGACATGGAAAAGGAAATGGGCCGTGTTGACGGCACGCTTAATCTGACTCCTAGCCTACCCGCTTCCGGGCGGTTTGCGGCTGTTGCGGGTGCTGGCACCTCAGGCATGGCGTATAACCAGACTGTCAATATCACGGTGAACGGCAAAGCGTCACCGATAGAGACGGCGCGGCAGATCGAACTTCAAAGCAGACTGCTCGCGCTTGAATTTTAGGAGGGCGCGGCATGTTTAGAAAACTGATATTCGTGAACGCCCTTGGCAAAAGTGTGACTTTCAACGATTACGGAAAATATATCGCATTGACTATATCAGGGCTGGGTGATGTGCCCGTAACCAACGAAACTGAAAAGGCCCCCGCGCAGGACGGCATGACTTGGCTTGATGCTGTTCTTGGCACGCGGATGGTGACAGTTGAAGGTGTGATCAACACGAAGGACGGCAGGGACGCAATATATCAGCTCCGCGCTGCGCTTTCGTCCGTGTGCAACCCGAAGCTCGGAAACGGCACGCTGACGTATTACGCTGGCGGCTATTCGGTACGGACGCTTCGAAAAGTGCAGCCGTACCTGCCGTCTTTTCCCCAGCGCGAAGGTAACGAACAGCTTTTTCTCGTCCGATTCGAGGGTGTAGACCCTTACTGGTATCAAACGACATACAACACTGAAGAACTCGGCGGCTGGGAAGGCGGCTTGGAGTTTCCTCTTGTCGGCGGCGTGGAAACGGGGCTTGAGTTCCCGATGGCTGACGGCATCGAGACCGGCATTGAGTTTGAGCGGCGCAGCGGTTCGTCAGAAATGTACTTAGAAAACGTCGGTGATTTTTATGCACCCATCGAAATATGGGCGCGTGGCCCGATGGCACAGGCGACGGTTACGAACGAGACCACCGGCGAGTTTATTCGCGTGAACAGACCGATTGCGGCAAACGAAGAACTGTATATCTCCACCCGCAAAGGCGAGAAACAAGTTCTGCTTACGAACCTTGATACGGGCGACGCCACAAACGCGTTCGGGTATCTTGACCGAGCATCAAAGTTCTGGCAGCTTCAGGTTGGCGCGAATCTCGTGTCATATGACCCGACAGGGAGCGGTATCGGCACCAAGGTGAAGGTACGGTATCGCAACCGCTTTATGGGAGTATGACATGGAACTCACACCGTTGCGCGTGACTAGCGGCGCGGATTTCTCGCTGGTCGGTGAAATTGATGAATACGCATCACTTCGGTGGGTACGGCGATGGCAGAGAGCTGGCGAAGTCGAGCTGACGCTTAACTACAACATGCCGTATGCCGACAAGCTGATGCGCGGCAATATTATCGAGTACGGCGACCTCACGGCGATTATTGATAACGTTGTGTACGACCAAAAAGAAGGCGGAAAAGGCGCGGAGCAGCTCACAGTCCGTGCGAAATCAACCGCCACGCTGATAGACCGGTTCGTCACAAAACCGCCTCCGGGTGAAGCGTACCGCGTGGCGTCGGGCCCGTCGGAATCGGTCATGAAAACGTTCGTTATGGCAGCGCTATCGGGTCTCACAAATTTCACTGTCGCTATGGACAAGCGGCGCGGCGCGGAGTCCGCGTGGCAGACACGGTACGACAATCTTGCGGCTTTGCTCGAAGAAATGAGTATCGTCACGGGACTTGGATGGGATGTATCGATTGATTACGAAAACGGGCTTTTCGTCTTTGAAGTTCTTGAAGGCGTGAGCCGCATCGAAGTCAGCGATAACCCGGTGATATTCTCCCCCGATTACGACAACTTGAAGGTGGTCAGCTACGAAGAATCCGACCGCGATTACAAGAACGTGGCGATCGTCGGCGGTCAGGGCGAGGGCGCGGCACGCACAATTGTGGAAGTGGCGGTTGGCTCTCCTTCGGGCTTGGATCGGCGCGAGGTATTTGTCGATGCCCGAGACCTTGATACGGTTGAAGGGCTCACGAATCGCGGCTTGCAGACGCTGGCCCAGTCACCTGTGAGGCGAACGCTCACCGCCGATATCCTGACCAACAGCATAACCGTCTACCAAAAAGACTGGGATATGGGCGACGTGGTTGTGGTGCAGAACACAAACTGGGGCGTATCGATGAACGCGCAGATCATTGAAGTCACCGAGAGCGTCGACGATATGTCGGGTCGGCAGCTCTCCGCCGTGTTCGGCACAGGTGTGCTTCGGCTCTCACAGGCCATCAAGCGTGAAACGGCAAAAGCCGAGAAAGAAGTAAAAAAGTAAGGAGCTCTATATGGCAATAAGGACGATGTTTCACGCCAGCGTGAATGGAGACAGAAAGTATACCACCGGCGACTTTTCGTACTTTTTCGAGTGTTTTTTCACGACCGGCGTATTTGACGGTGCAGACAACCTTCGGGTATTTGCCAACGGCAACGACCGCGTGGTACGGCTCAAGGCTGGCGGCGGCATGCTGAAAGGCCGTTTTTTCTATGAGAACGGCGTGCCTGAGGTGACGTTTCTTCCGTCCGAGGCGGATGCAACGAACAACCGGTATGACCGCGTGATTGCCCGATGGGACGGTCAGGCAGATGCGCGGACGGTGGTGATCGAGTACCGGGAAGGCGTACCGTCGGCCACACCCGAGCCGCCCGACCTTATCCGCGACGTGGACGAGTTTGAGGTGTCGCTATGCAAGGTTCTGATAAGGGCAGGAAGTACAACCGTCCAGCAGTCTGACCTGACGGACGAGCGCGACAACGCGGCGTACTGCGGCAGGGTTCGATGCACGGCCCCGCAGTTATCCGAGAATTTTAAGGACATCGCGGCATCGGGCGCAATATCGGCAACCGGCAATATATCCTCGTCGGGCGACATCACAGCGGACGGCACCATAGAGGGAGCCATCGTGAAGGGCGCAACCTATGGCGAATAAGGAGGCTGATGCATGGCTTCATATAACATATCGGGCCTAAACGTCTGTGAGATCGATGCGTCGCATCCGACGCAGATCAGCACAAACTCGTGTGATATCGGTAAGTGGACGTCAAATTTTAATAACTGTTTTATCAACTTTGAGAGCGTAAAAGACAACATTCCGAGAGGGTCGCACATCGACAGTGCGACTCTTCGTATATACAAGGACGGCGGTGGTTATTCGCAGTCAATCAGCATGCGGGTGCGGCTTTGCTCGGGCGGCTGGGCGGCGTTTTCGTGGAACAGCCAGCCAGCGGTTGTGGCGACAGGTGGCGTGCTGACATCCACATCAGGCACGGGTTCGGGCGACGTGTCGTTCGATGTACGCGATATTGTCCAGTGGATAGTTGATAACAACAACGCGTCGCATATCTGGAAGATTGAACGTGCCACGAACACAAACACGCTCCCCAAAGATGCGAAGTCGTTCACAGCAACGGCATCCGCGCACGATCTGCTGATCAATTACACAGCCCCGACCTCGCCGAGTGCGCCAAGCGGCTTGGGGTTCAACGCGAACCCGTTCGAGAGCTCGGTTCGACTGTCGTGGAGCAAGGGCTCGAACGGCACATACAACGCGATAACTGGATATGAACTGCGGTATCAAACGTCTTCGAACGGCTCAAGCTGGTCGGGCGAGACCGTTGTGTCTCTGGGTTCTGGTTCAACTTACTATGACCTAAACACCTCAGGCTGGGGACACGGGACATATCTGCGTTTCCGCGTGGGCTCGAAGTCCTCATATGCATCAACGGTTTACTCGGGTTACGTCACGGCTCGCAAGAACCGCGTCCCGAATGCGCCGACGAACGCGAGCGTCCCCAAGACCAGCTATATCCCGGGCGAGACCATTCGGGTGTCTTTCACGAACAACGGCGATCCCGACGGCAACCTCTCGGGATTTGAAGCCGCGATGCAGTACGCGAACGGCACTTGGTACAACGGCGGACAGATAATGGGCAGTCGCTCGGGCTCGACCATCACCTATGTGGATATAAGCACCACGGGCTGGTCAAACGGCGCACAGTGGAAGTTCTTTGTGCGCGGCTACGACACATATGGCGTGCGTGGTTCATGGTCAAACGCGACGGCTGTGGTCACGATGAACGAAGCGCCGCTCACACCGAGCATAGGCTATCCAGTGACTGGCGGTACGGTGTTCAACCGCCGACCGCGTATATTACTGACCGCCGCTGCGACGAACGATGGTGTGTATCACATCGCGCAGGTGATGGGCGCACGAGGCGGTTGGCTGCCAACGAACTCTGATTATTCTCCCTCAACGTTGTTCTCCTGCGGCGCAACAAACAGTCTGTCGTCGCAGAGAAAAATCGCGTTCAAGTCGGACGTAGATTCCGACACGGTCGTCGGCTCAAACACGGTGAAGATGCGGATGTATGACGGTGCGCTGTATAGCGGCGAGGTATCCCGTCAGTTCAACGTGGCGGCGCTGGCTTTCACCGACCCCGATCTCACAGTTCCAAATATGAAGATTCGGGCGGTGCATGTGACGGAACTACAAACGGCAATCAGCACGATCCGCACGGCGTACGGGCTGGCGGCGGTATCGTGGAAACCGGTCACTTCGAACAGCACGAAGATTGGTGATGACACGATCATCACGCAGATGCAGACGGCGATGCAGGACATTATCAATCTTATCAACGGGTGGGATTCGGCAACATCGATGCTCGACATATCAGTCACATGGGTATCGGTCACGGAACCGGGCGGCGTGAGCGGTGTCAAACTGCGGCAGGCTCTCGAACAACTACGGGCCATACTGCCGACGATTTAAGGGAGGCTTCTGGATGGACGTACTAATCGGAGTCGGCGCGAGCGTGCTCACGTTTGCGTTAATTGGAGCAATAAAGTGGTTCCTAAAGCGCTTCTCGGTCAAAACAAAAACCGACGAGGCGGTCACGGAACTGCGCGAGCAAGTGGATGCGCTCAAAGAGCAGGTCGAAAACAACAGGCTCGTCGCGGAACACGCTAATGCGATGCGGGCCCAAGTGGAAGAAGTGCATGCGGCAATAAAGCCGATGGTCAAGTCGGTCTTCGGGCTTTTGCTCAAAGCGAAGGAAGGCAAGGTCAACGGCGAGATCGAGGACGCATTGAAAGAGGTCAAAAACTATCTCGGAATTTGAAAGGGGCTATAAAAATGGATGGAAGTACAGTACAAGTGGTAGCGATCGTCGCAATATGCGGGTTTGTGGGGTTCGCGGTCAAATCAGCGAGCGGCGGCAATACAAAGGTGACGAAATGGATTCCTGTGATTGTGGGTGTGCTCGGCGGCATGCTGGGCGTGATTTACCGCGCCATCTCTGCCGATTTCGCGCAGATGGACATACTCTCGGCAATCGCGTCGGGAATCGCATCGGGGCTTGCCAGCACGGGCGTACACCAAGCTATGAAGCAGAGCGGCTCAAACACTGACACAGCAGACAAGGAGGAATAGAATGGCGATATTAACGAACAAACAACTGGTCGAACAGGTCTTAAAAATGGCGGGTTATGACAGCCCGGTCGAAAAGACCGTAAAGGGTTTTGAATACCACAAGGACAGATACGGATACGTTTTCGGCGGTCAGGGAGAACTCTACACCAAAGACCTCGCCGAAAAATGGGCGAGAGAGCGTCGGTCTGGTGAAGACAGTGATTATTTCTTAAACGATTGCAAACAATGGTACACCCCGCCGCGTAAAGTGGTCGACTGCTCGGGCATGGTTGTACAAGCGTTCAGAGCTTACGACAAAAGCTACGGTGACCGCACAGCAAACACGTTCAAGGCACAATTCGTAAAGGGCGGTACAATTAAGACTATTCCTGCCGTCGCGGGCATCGCGGTTTGGAAGAAGGGACACATCGGTATATACCTCGGTGACGGCCGGGACTGCCAGAGCAAAGGACACGATCACGGCGTAGTCATAGGGCAATTGTCTTCTACGCCATGGACGCACTGGGGCTACCTCGCGGATGTAGAATACGTGCAAGACACCCCAACGCCCAAGCCCAAAACGGACAAGCCGAAGTTGACGCGCCTATTAAAATATATATGGTACGACCGTATGAAGGGCGACGACGTGGCTCTCGTTCAACAGGCACTCAAGAATGCAGGATTTAACATAGGGCGGTACGGCAAGAACCGTGACGGTATTGACGGCATATATGGCAAGGTAACCTATGGCGCGGTATGGCGGTATCAGAAGAAACACGGTTTGCGTATTGATGGTATTGTCGGCCCTCAGACTTGGGGGCATATGTTTGCTTAAAAATCTTGGTCTTTTGTTGCGCTCCGAAAGGGGCGCTTGTTTTTTTATACAACGGAGTCCAAAAAATTGTACATGATTATTATTACTATATAAAATAGGTAAAAAACTTAGCAGCAGGAGTTAATTAATAAAAAGTTACATATGGAAAAGCTACCTGATACAAACTTCCGTGGTTATAATTATTAGTAAGCACAATGTCTATGATCAACGACAATACTGCTATTTCTTTTTGAACTCCCGGAAGAACCCATTTAAAAAACACTAATAATATGCTATAATGATTCAAATTATTGCCAGAAGGATGCTATGATAATGAACCTTTGTGTTATGATTAAAATACAAGACAGAAAGCCTTTTATACACATGAAGCATTTGCCACAGGGAAGAGTATGCCTAATCTCAGTGTAATGAAAGTGTGACGAACTACCCTAATTATGTAATTGAAACTGAGCTGGTTTAGAACAGCAGCAAACTCAAACATAGATAAATGAAGCAGTTTTAAAATATTAAATACTCCTTAGGAGCGTATCAAAATGGGAAAAGATAAAAAGGCAGATAAAATTTCGGAATGGCTCAGTAGTGGTGAGTACCAGACTGACATTGATGAAATGCGTACTTCTATAATGAGAGACGCTTCCACATCCAATAGTGAATCAACAACAGCTTCCATTTTTGAAAGAGAATTGTATTATTTTGTTCGAAGCAAAACTGGGCTAAAACTTGATTTTAAGAAAGAACAGAAAGTTGATAATATTACTCATAAATTTATGCGGTCACAAGTTCGCACATCCTCTTCTGGCCGTCTGGATGCTGTAATTAACAATTTGATTATCGAGTATAAGCACCATTCAAAGTTAAATTCACAAGACCAATACAAAATAGCTTGTGAACAAATCGAGGAATATTTGGAGGCATTATTAAAAAATGAGAATGAAAAATACAACGCGATCCTTACAGATGGTATTAGAATTGCATATTTTTCGTTCGTAGGTAATTCAATACAAAAGTCAGTATTATCTGCCCTTGCAAATAGGGATATCGATTTGATTGTCAAAGCATTGGTAAATAACAATAAAAAGAAATTCGACCCAAGGAATATTCTCAAAGATTTCTCGATTGACTCTGTGTCCGATTCTACATCGAAACGACTAGCAAGAAAACTATATGAATTATTAACTAAGAATTCAACTGATAAAACAAAAATGCTTTTTGAAGAATGGCAAAACCTGATGCACCTTTCCGTTGAAGATAAGGGGAAAGGCAATGACATAGAAAAGAGGAGAAAAGATTTATCGCTTATTTTTTTAGACGATATTGATTCACCAAAAGAAGAATACCAAGCACTTTATGCGTTGCAAACAACATATGCAATTATTGTTAAATTGATCGCCTGCAAAGTAATAGACAAATTGGACTACAACAATGCTGCAAATACATACCATGATCTAACAATGGTAACATCCAAAGAAATGCAGAAGTTTTTTGTAAAAATGGAGGATGGATATTCCTATAGAAGTAGTAATATCTATAATCTACTCGAAGGAGACTATTTCTCATGGTATTCCGACGAAAATCAATGGTCAAAAGATTTATGGCAGCTGAAGCTGAATATCATAAAAGAAATAGATCAGTACTCAGCATTTAGTTTTAACATCATTTATGAACCTATTGATATTTTTAAAGATTTGTATATGAGCATAATTCCAAGATCAATTCGTCACTCAATGGGGGAATATTTTACTCCTCAATGGCTGGCTGACTATGTAGTTGGACGCGGACTCCAAATGGTGGATAGAAAAAGCTGGAAAGTAATAGACCCTTGTTGCGGCTCTGGAATTTTTATCTTTTCAGCGATCAAACATATTGTTGGACGTATTAATATTCAGTCTTTAAGCGACAATGAAAAAATCAAGTTGCGAAATGAAATAATTAACAGGGTATATGGCATAGATATTAATCCTCTTTCAATACTTTCTGCAAGAGTAGGTTATTATCTTGCTCTTCAACCATTTGGTGATATGAAAGATGTTGAAATCCCAGTTTACTTAGGAGACTCAGCCATTATCCCTGAACAAATAATACTCGATAATATCAAGTGTTATAAGTATGTTGTTGCAAATTCTAAATTGCCGTTTGAAATAATTTTACCTGAAAGGCTTGTTAAACAGACAAATTTTGGTCAACTTATGAATCAACTGCAGGCTTGCGTAAAAACTGAAGACAGCAAGATATTGTTTGAGGTGATAAATGGTAGCCTTGACCATACTGAGAAGAAATCAACAAAGCTTATAGATAGTATTAGAAAGTTATCTAAAAATTTGACTACTTTACACAAAAACAATTGGGATGGCATTTGGGTTAGAATTTCCACGAACTTTATGCTTATTGCCAGACTATCAGAATTTGACCTTATTACGGGAAATCCTCCGTGGGTTAAGTGGGAACACCTTCCGTCGACTTATGCTAATCGCATTAAGGAAATGTGTAGTATTAAGCATATATTCTCTAATGATGGAGGTCAGTATGGGGGAACTCAATTAAACATATGTGCTTTAATTTCTAATGTAACAGCAAGCAATTGGTTAACAAAAAAAGGAGTTCTTGCGTTTCTTATGCCAGATAGCATAATGTCTCAGAATTCTTATGAGGAATTTAGAAACTTTTATATTGACTACGATAAGAAAATTAGACTATTTCTTCGTGAAATAGATCGATGGAAGGCTCCACTTAGACCATTTTGGTGCGATGATAAGGTAGTTACACAAGATTTTAATACTTATTACTACTCTTATAAACAGATCGATTACAAAAAGGGTATTCCTGTTGTGGAAATTAGTAGAAAACCTAAAATTAAAGATGCCGTATTAAATCAGTATAATACATTTGATGAAGTAAAACCTTATTTGATATTTGGTGCTACAACCGCTAAACAATTATCGAATAAATCGACAGCTTTTTCATATATCAATGGAGGATATGATTTTTCAAAGATTATTGGACCGACTTCATACGAATATAGGACTGGTGTTGAATTTACTCCTCAAGAGCTATATATGTTAGTAGGTAAAGGCCCATCTGCTAAATTAAGAAATTACCGCTTCGCAAACAAAACATTCAATTTATCAAAATACAAAGTTGATGATACGCCAAAAGATGGTTGGGATTTTTCGACCGGATGCATATATCCAATAGTAACTGGACCAATAATAAAACCATTTAAGTACAAATATGCTAATGAATATTGTATTCTGCCATATGATAAAAAGGATACCAAGAATCCTATAGATGTAAATTCTATGATGGCAAAACATTCTGAAGTATTTAACTATTTGATCGATCATAAGGATAAAATAGACAGTCAGTCTGAGAAAAGCAAGATGATGCATCGTGGCAAGGAATTCTACGCATTATCTAAAATTGGTCCGTACTCATTTGCTCCATATATAGTTGCAGCACGTGATAACAGTAAATTCTGCGCGACTGTTGTAAGGCCAATGAAAACGCCTTGGGGCGAAACAAAATCAACCATATGTGTAAAGCACACAATCGTTATTGGAAGAAGAACCGATGGCACTTTTATCTCCGGCGATGAAGCTTATTTTATAAGTGGAATTTTGAACAGTAATGTTGTAGTTGATTATATACAAAGCACATTTAAGTCTAATGGTTACAGTTTAAATAAATCAAACATTTATCTTCCAGTGTATGATGATACAATCCTTGATCATAAAAGAATATCTGAATTAGCTAAAAAAGCAGAGAAAGTAGACGATGTTAATTCCATACAAAACGAATTAACGGATTTGTACTTAAAGATTTGTGAGAACAAAATCTAA